CGGTGGCTCAGCGATTCCTCAAGACGACCCTGAGCCGATCTTAGCGATCTGCGTAGGGCATAGCCGTGCGGTAGACATGGGGGCTTCTTCGTTCGACATTGAAACTACTGAGTGGGACTATAACCTTCGAGTGGCTAAGGCCATGAAGGAGCGCTTAGATGAGCTTGATGTTCCTAGTATGATAGTATGTGAGTATCAAGGGAGTAATTACTTTGATGCCATGGAGTGGCTAGGGACGTTCTTAAAGGCCAAGAAGGTCAAGGCGGCCATCGAGCTCCACTTTAACTCAGCCAGCGCGTCAGCACATGGCAGCGAGATGCTCCACTGGCACAGGTCCAGTAAGGGCAAGAAGATCGCTGAGTGTCTACAGGAGGTTGTTGTAAATAAATTCAAAACAAGGGACAGAGGCGTTAAGCCACGGACAAAGCAAGAGCGAGGCTCGAAGTTTCTCCGGGTTACTCCATGCCCCTCAGTGATCGCTGAGCCGTTCTTTGGGTCCAATATGGACGACTGGAATCAATTTAAACTTAATCATGATAGCCTGGGTGTTACTCTGGCTAACGGATTCAACAACTACTATAAGCATGAAACGTCAAGGAGTCAGCCTCAGGAAGGAACACAAGTCTAAGAAAGGTGGCCTTACCGAGAAGGGACGGAAATACTACAACAACAAGACTGGGAGTAAACTTAAGAAACCTCAGCCTGGTGGTGGTCCCCGTAAGAGATCGTTCTGTGCACGCATGAGCGGCGTTAAGGGCCCGATGAAGGATGCTAAGGGACGCCCTACGCGCAAAGCGTTAGCACTGCGTCGCTGGAAATGTTAACTATATAAAATTATGCCTAAAGTTGGAAAAAAGAAATACGCCTACACGGCTGCTGGTCAAAAAGCAGCGAAGAAAGAAGCTAAACGGACTGGTCTCTCGATTAAGAAGAAGAACAAGAAGTGAAACAAAAAGTAACCTTCAGGTGAAGCATGGCTAAAATATGTCCTAAAGGAATCGCATGGGCTAAGCGCAAGTTCGATAAGTATCCGAGCGCTTACGCTAACATGGCAGCATCGAAATACTGCAAAGACCCTAACTACGGTAAGGGCAAGCGGTCTAAACTTAAAATCAAAAAGAAACGTGGGTGAACTAGCAAACTGGCGAAAGCAGAACTGGGTCCGAATAGGCACCGACGGTAAAATCAAAGGACCATGCGGAACCTCAAAGAACAAAAAAAATCCAGACAGATGTCTTCCATCATCGAAAGCGAAAAGCCTAAGTCAGACACAGAGAGCCTCCACTGCACGCAAGAAGAAACGTGCTGGTGCGAAGGGGAAGCAGTTTGTTGCAAACACCCCTGCTGCGCGTGTGAAGCTGCGAATCAAGAAATAGAGCTTGAAGACATCGCCAGGGTCGTCTTTTTGGACCACGCGCAAGACTTAGGAAAACCCCTAGTTTGCACGGTGTATGGCATCGTAGAGCATATAGATAAAACATTTATTAATATCACATCGTGGCATCCGACCTACGAAGACGACGATGACACTAACCGAACCACTTATACTATAATCAGGAGCTGCATAAGACAGCTAGATGTATTTAACTAAAACTTTCATTGCGTCCAATAAACCCAAGGACATCAAACAATAAACCTTCAGCCTGATGCGTCAGACAACTGATCGTTTCGTTGGTGACTAACGACTACGGACAAAATAAACAAACAAAACAAACTATAACCAAAACTTATTATGGCACTAGATAACTTCCCATCCATTCCGGGTAAAGTGAATGGCACAGGAGCAAGAACTGCGCCTGCTGGCTCTCCGTCAGTAGACAACGCTCTGTTCCTTAAGGTATTTAGCGGTGAGATTCTTACAGCGTTTGATGAATCAAATGTTGCTAAAGACCTCATCATGACTCGCACGATTTCCAGCGGAAAGAGCGCACAGTTCCCAGTAACAGGCAAGGCAGAAGCCAAGTATCACACTCCTGGTGCTGACTTGTTGAACACAGTAAACGGATCTGGACAGGACTACTTGTCTCAGATTGCTCACAACGAGAAGGTAATTAACATTGATGACATGCTCGTCGCTTCAACTCTTATTCCAAGAATTGATGAAGTTAAGAACCACTATGATCTCCGTAGCATATACGGTAAGGAGCTCGGTAAGGCACTTGCTAAGCGTCTGGACATCCAGATCCTTAAGACAATGTTTGCTGCTGGTCTCACTACCACTGCGAACTACACTGGGGGCCCTACCGGAACTCAGCTTCTTAGCGCAGACACATTGACTGCTGGAGGACTTGTTGAAGCACTCTTTGAGTGTGCTCGTTCACTTGACGAGAAGGAAGTCCCCTCAGATGGCCGTTACGCTATCCTGACTCCGTTCCAATACTACAAGCTGCTTACTGCTGACAACGTAGCAATCAACAAGGACACCTCGAGTGGCTCTGCTGATGCTGCTAAAGGTAGTATCCTTGAAGTTGCAGGAATCCGTCTCTACAAGAGCCCGCACATTGCAGGTGTTCAGGTTGCTGTTAGTGGGCAAAACCCTAACGACGCAGTCGTGGCGAACTCTCCGTTCGAAGGAACTGCTGTGGCTAACGACGACGCTGGTTACAACGGTGACCTTTCGGGGATTGTTACTGGTGGAAGCGCCGTTAACGACCTTGGCTTCGTTGCTGGACACTCGTCTGCTGTTGGTTGCGTTAAGCTTCTCGACCTCGCTACTGAGTCCGAGTATCTCATTGAGCGCCAGTCCACCTTGTTCGTTGCTAAGTATGCAATGGGCCTTGGTGTTCTTCGCCCTGAGTCTGCTGTTGTGGTTAACACCACTGCATCTGCTGCTACCTAATAGCACACACTAAATTCATGCCTCGTCCTCATTAAGTTGGGGACGGGGTATTTTTTCATTTTTACAATTATGCCACTCACTACAAAACTCGAAGCCGTCAATACGATGCTGGGTAACATTGGGGAAAGCCCAGTGACTCAAATCACTGTTACTTCCACTCTGCCTATCTCTGCGGTCACCGCGATCACCGTGTTAGACGAAGTCAGTCGCGAGGTTCAATCAGAGGGATGGCACTTCAATACGGTCAACAAACAAACACTTACTCCTAACAGCAGCGATGAGATTGTCCTTGCGGCTGACATTATGCACGTAGATACCTTAGACAACTCTAAGGACATTGTGCAACGTGGAGGCAAGCTGTTTAACCGTGAAGACAACACATTTACTTTCACAGGAGCTATTGACGTTCGGTTGATGTTCCTTTTAGATTTCACGGATCTCCCTGAACAAGCACGGAGATACATTACACTCAAAGCCTCAAGGGTCTTCCAGGCACGCACCGTCGGGTCTCAGGAGCTTGAGCAACAGATCCTACGGGATGAACTTAAAGCACGCTATAACCTCGAGGAGATGGACGGACAAGGAGCCGACAGGACCATCTTTGATAACTATGATGTTGCCTCGTGCCTTGGTATTAACCGCAACTACGATCTACTCTAATAATGCCTTTAATTAATACATCATTACCAAACCTTATTCAGGGGGTTAGCCAGCAGCCAGACGCTACGCGCTTCTCGGGACAATGCGACGAGCAGGTTAACTTCATGAGTAGTGTTGTTGATGGATTAACAAAACGTAACGGCACTAGGTTTGTTAAGAAGCTCTTTTCGACTGACGCTGCGCTCTCAGCGGACAGCTTTATTCACTTTGTTAACCGAAGTGAAACCGAGCGCTACGTCATGATACACGATGGCACTAAGTTCCATGCTTACAATGTCCTTACCGGGGACGAGGCGAGTATCAATGGGACCACAGGAGGCTACACGGCTGCTGGGACTTACCTTGATGTCTCTGCAAGCACCACCACTGCACGGGACACACTTAGGGCTACTACAGTGGCTGACGGGACGTTCCTTGTTAATAGAAGTGTTCCAGTCACAATAGACCAGTCTAGTCGTTCCTCTTCTCTAGCTAAAGACGCACTGATATTTGTTAAGCAAGGAGACTACGAGAAAGAGTATTCCCTTGAAATTAACTATAGCTCTAAGACTCCTGCTTCTGCTCAGCTTTCCCTTACTTACACACAAGGAATGCATAATGTCTACTCGTTGACTTCAGCAAGCACTGTGTCTGTCTCTAATGGAGGCTCTGGCTATGTGAGTGGTGATGTATATAAAGTTACTTCTTATCCTTCTACAATCACATACAACAGTAATACTTATGATGTTACTGTTGGAGGAGGTGAAGACACCAGCGTGACAGTGACTTCAAATGCAAATGGAACTATAAGTGCTGCTTCGGTGGAGAACATAGGACGCTCTCTTATCTTTAAGAAGAACGCAGGGGTTAGAGTAGCTCAGCATGTAGGGAACACCATTACTGTAACAGTAACCCTCGCGCAGTCACCAGGTTTAGGTGGAGGCACTAAGTATGACAACACCCAGAATGTAACTATTTACTCGGAGAACGTGGGGAAAAGTTACCACTCGGACACTGCTAGAATTACTGAAGTTTTACAAAGAGGACACAGTAACACTACGCTGAGCCCTAACTATGGAGGATCATCTGGACATATACCTAGTGGATTCGGTGGATTTGAAGACAGGTTCCCTGGGATAGGCGCGGGGTCAAACGCAGAGTTCAGTTTAGTTCGAGATGGCAACCTGATTGTCTTGTCACGTCAGCTTTCAGGACCGACTAAAAGTGACTTCAAGATAAAAGCCAAGGACGGACTTGGAGGAGGAGCACTAGGAGTCGTCTACAAGGAAGTAGGGGCAATCACTGACCTTCCTTTGTTCGCTAAGAACGGCTTCCGAGTCAAGGTGCGTGGTGATGGTGACTTGGCTGCTGACGACTACTACGTCGAGTTTAAGACAGACGATGAGAACCAATCTATCGGCCCAGGCTCTTGGATTGAGACCGTGGCTCCTGATACGCTTCTTAATTACAAAGAAACAAGTTTGCCTTTGTTCATAACGAACACAGGGTTAAATAAGTTTGAGTTAGGGCACCTTAAGACGGCACCGCGCAGCGTAGGGGACGAGATAAGCAATCCTTTTGCTTCTTTTTCTGACCAAACAATTCAGAACAGTGTGTTCTTTAAGAATCGCTTAGGGTTTGTTTGTGGTAGTAACGTAATACTTTCTGAAGCCGGACTAGGACGAGTAAATGACAAGGGGATCTTCGAGTATAACTTTAGCCGAACAACAGTCACAACTCTTCTCGACTCGGACCCAATTGACGTCATTGTTGAGTCTGACCGAGTCACTGACATCACAGCGGCTGCTGCGTCCCAAGAGAACCTTATCTTGTTCTCAACGAACGGGCAATTTGTTCTTAAAGGGGAAGACCTACTGACACCACGCACGGTCTCAGTGAAGCCCATCACGAACTTCGAGTATAACGATGAGACTGACCCTGTGTCGGTCGGTTCATATATCTATTACCCATTTGACTTAGGGAACAACACAGGCATCCGGGAGTTTGCTTTGAACAAGACCACAGACGTCTATGAGTCTACGGACATCACTGAGCAAGTCCCTCGGTATATCCCTAAGGACATCACCTATTTCTCTGGGTCACTCTCAGAGAATCTATTGGGCATCCTGTCAAAGGACGAAGACCAGTCTCTTTACATGTATCGTTACTTCTTTAGCGAGAACAAGAAAGTATTGAGCTCGTGGTTCAAGTGGGACTTTGGGGTAAACATCAAGGGCTTTGAGTTTATCGATTCGACTTTGTATATGATTGTTTCTGATACAGTAACAGACGAGACATACATTGTTAACTTACCTCTTAACTTTGACGGGGAAGACGAAGGATTGGCAACTTACACAGGGACAGGAAGTTCTTTTTCTAAGACAATTACAACTACCCCAAATGATGATGTTACTCACTTAGACATGCGAGTCCCCGCAGTCATCTATAATGATCAAATAAGGTTTCCTACGTATACTTCAGGATCTACCCGCCCTCTTAGAAGTAACATTTTAAACTTCTCTGTTTCGTCTGGGGGAAGCACAAGCAGCCAAATTACGCCTTACTATGCAACTTCTGATATTGTTGTGTATAGCGACAGAGGGATACACATTCCAGTAACTATAACCACTATCGGGAATAACACACTTTTAACAGTAACAAACACTGGCGTATGGGATGACAACACGTCAGTCTGGGTAGGCTTTAAGTTCACCAGTTCTTACACGTTCTCTGAGCAAGTCTTTAAGGCCCAGGCAGGACAAGCACGCACACCTAACGCAGCGGCCAAGCAGTTCATTAAGAATCTATCGCTTTACCACACGAACACCTCAGACTATAAGGTCAAGGTGACGCCGGATAAACGAGCACAATATACTAACGAGTTCCCTGAGTCGTTCACGGGCACCGGGAGCTCCTTACGCACTGAGCTCAAAGACGGGTTCTTTAGGGCCCCCGTGTTTACCTCTAGTGAAAACGTAGAGATCAAGCTGGAGAACGATGGGGCTAAGCCTAGTAACTTCCAGTCCGCTGAGTTTGAAACCTTCCTGCACACACGATCAAGTCGATATGGAGCCTAAGCACACCTATGGTGATTGTTCTATTGTTCAAGCAACAATGGTCCATGCGAATTACCTAAAGGATCGCTTAAGGTTCCACGACGCACTCGAGTGTGAGCTTTTGGGGCATAGCCCTAAGGAAGCCCTTAGTATTGCCCTCACGCTCGACTACAAGACCTACACGGCACTCGGCCCAGACAAAGAGCCGTTCGCTATGTTCGGCTCAGGGTCATCCGAGGATGGTGGTTATATATGGATGCTTGGGACACCCGATGTCACTAAGCACAAGAAGCATTTCGTTCGGGCATCTCGAGCCTGGGTCCAACACCTTTCCAAGCCCTTTGGGATCACCTCTAACGTGGTCCTTAAAGACAACAAACAAGCCATACGCTGGCTGAAGTTCTGTGGCGCTAAGTTTCTACAAGAGGTAGAGATCTCGTCACATTCATTTTACGAATTTATCATTACAACAAACTAGACTAATATGTGTTTACCATTACTCGCTCCTTTAGGGACAGCACTCCTCGGTGGGACAGTCACAGGGACGGCAGCTGCAGCGGCGGGGACTATGTCGATCCTTGGGCCACTTGCTCAGGGAATGCTCACCATTGGCGCTCAGAGGCAACAAGCTTCGATGCAGGCCGAGGCTCAGAAACGCGCTACGATTGCTGAGAATGCTCGCTACAGTCAGCAGGTATCTGCGATGCGTAAACAACAAGCCACTGAGTCGCTAAGGCTCGCTCAAGAGGTCTCAGCGGCCAACCGGGCAAGCATGGAGGCCATGGCTCGTAAGGAAGTGGCAGCCGCCGAGGGAGGCATAAGCCTTGAGTCTGCAAGTTTCCTTTCGGAGATGAGAGACCTTGAGAGGCAGGTAGGCGAGCATAACTATGCGATCCAACAGAATCAATACCTGGCTGACCAAGCTTACAATATGCGAGCTCGGGACCTTGGACTTCAAACACAACAGAACTACATCAACATCAACAAGCCTATCGCTACTCCTAACGTCCTTGGGACAATGCTAGGGGCAGCCACGACGAGCCTTGGGAATTTGGCAGGCGCTAAGCAACTACAGGCACGTCAACTTCCTTCAGCACCCACAACAACTACTTCTTAATGAAACGCAGAGATTTATTTACCACCCCAGACCGTGAGCAGGTGCCATTCAACTTGAGTGCTCCTGCGATCACAGGGAAACCCTTTCAGGCAGGTCAGTATTCGGTGGCAGTGCAAGACCCCGTGCCTGCCTCACAGACGTCTCTGGGGAAACTAGCAGCAACGCTAGGGCAGATAAATCCAGCAATTAGGGCTTACGGGCAAGCTCAACAGGCAGAGACAGAGCTACAGAAAACTACTGTTGGTCTCCACTACTCCGCGATGGATGAGCAAGAGAAGAAGGCTTACGCCGCTCAACTAGCCACAAAAGAAAAGATTAACTCTAGGTTCCGTGGGAAAGACTACGAGACAAACCCAGTGGCCACCTTGTATGCTAAAGAGCTTATTGGGGCTGACCTTGTAGATGACTTCCAGAGTTTAGTTGAACGGAGAAAAGAACAATTTATCCAAGAACGAGTAAGAGACTTTGGAAACAAACCGAGTCCTGTTGAGATCAACCAGTTTACTGGGGGACTCTTAGAAGAGTTCAAGGCCCTTCCTGAGAACGAGGGAGTATTTAAAGATGCACTTATTCTTGATGGGTTTATGCGAGCAAGTGCTCCCGTTAGGAATAAGCTGAATGTTACCCTACCTACTCAAGCAGCAGGAATTCACAAAGCCGAGGTCGTTATTCCTAAAGCAGCAAGCTCATTAGTAAGGGCCGTAAATGTTGATTCAGAAGAAATAGAAGACCCTGAAGTATTAGCTTCTAGGATCAAAGAAGCATGGGCATCTACAGGATCGCTTAATAGTCCTGAACAACGGGCAGTCATTGCAATGGCCCTTAACTCATTCCCCCCCACACTTGACGGTATTTCAGATGCGGAAGAATTTGTAGAGGCTATAAGCAGTGCGGGGATCTCCATAGGCACCCAGCCTTTAGATGCAGAAGATGAAGAAGGGTTTGTGTATAACGAGTTACTTGAGGAACTAAGTGACAAAAAGATTAAAATAGAACAAAAGCTCGATAGGCAATATACCAGATTAACCACCAAGACTCTTAGGGAGACGAAAGCAGAGGCCAATAAAATGATGGCTTCTCCAGACATTACTAGGGCAGAGATAAATGAGTGGATTGATGGTAAGAAAGAAGCATTACTAGATGTCACAGATACCCTAGAAAGAGATGCCTTAATGAAGTCATATGAGCTCCTAGAAGCTTACCTTGGGACGAAACAAGATGAGGATGTAAAAGAATTATTTAGAGGAGTCCCTCCCGAAGATATATCTACTCCCATGTTCTCAGATGACCTTGAGACTGACCTCCAAGATATACTTAGTGAGGCAATAGCGGACATTGAGGATAAGCCTGGGTATAATTATTTACTACAACAATACGGTCGGTTCATGTTTCCCGCCGAAGATGATGCGTTAGGTGTTCCAATAGCTAGACAACTTACCCCAAAGGGAAGGCAACTATTGATAAACCCCAAGATAAAGTTTAACAGAGAAGTAAGAGATTTATCTGAAAAGATAGCCAGCGCACTCCCCGGAGCGCAATTTGAATACAAAGACTTTGCTACAGTGATTATTCCAGAATCTGGGTATGAAGAATTTAAGCAAACTCTATTTACTAAGATATTCAGCAAGCGCCGTGAAGAACTTAGAATAGAGAGCCAAGAGAATCTTAAAGCTATGCTTGAGAAGGACAAAAACAGACTCAGCCAGCTCAAAGAAGCCCAAGATGTCAAAAAAGCTGAAGAGACAAGACTAGCGGAACTCCCCAGTAGGATTGAGGCACAAAAAGCTCGCTTAGATGTGTCTGGTTCTAGTCGATCCCAGTGGGACCCTTACAGTAATAAAAGGTATAAGATAGAACAATCTGTAAAGCTTACAGGGACTGCTATTCCTACAGAAGTAGATGGGGAGTGGGATTGGTTTGGAAACCTTGCAGGGGACATCAATAACTGGGGGTTTGCAGAAACAAGGACGGCAGCACAAGTAGACACGTTTTATAAAGCTCTCGAAGACGGGTTTGACCTTGGGGCTTACGATGGGAAAAAGGAGGGTGAGCCAGGAAGAAAGGCTGGGATTATTGTAGAGCACTTTAAGAATCATTTTAATAACCCTTTAATTAAGAATAGATTAAAAGAGGAGCTTGCGTTCTTTAAAGAGATGCAAGGGGTCAATGAGACACACCGAACATCACTAAAACTTGTAGAAGACACAATGAAGAACGGACGCAGAATCACAGGGTTCTCACCTGAGGAAGCCGTTCAAGCTTTAGAAACAGGGTATCTTTCCGAAGGGGCATCTTTGGGTGCAGACAAGTTTGCATACTTTAATGGGCTTTTAGGAGAAGCAACAGGAGGAAGAGCTACAATTAAACTTAACTATGATCCTAACGGGTATAAATCGGAGCTTAAACCTATAGCAGATAAACTAGGAACAACTGTAGAGGCCCTTCATTCGGCACAGCAAAAACTAGAGAATAGATACAAAGGGATAAAGCAAGCAAGTGTCCCAGAGCTTGAGACTCAACCAACATCAACTAGCCCTGTTAAACTCGAAAGAGAAAAGGGAATAGTTGAACCAGTCAAGAAAGGACAACCTCAATTCACTGACGAGCCTCCTACGATTCCTACAGTGCCCACTATGGAGGATGTAGAAAAAAGACAAGAGCAACTACAACTACCTCTTGAGGAACCCTTAAAGCCCGAACCCTCAGTAGAAACTAAAATAACAGGAACTAAAGGTAACATTACGATATACTCTCCGCAAAAAGGTGGTGATAAGATGGAAGGAGGATACCCTTCGTCACGCCCAGGGCCTGATGGGAAGGCTTTAGTTCGGACTGTTCAAGATTACGCTAACGGCACATCTAAATATATAACACTAGCAGGGAGTTCTTCTTTTTATAATAAATCGTATATTATACCGGAGCTTCCGTATGAAGACCCGAAGACCGGAGCCACAAAGACCCTACGTAACGTAAGGGCTGTTGTGCATGATACTGGGGGAGCCTTCAAGACAAAGCCCGAATTCCGCTATGATATACCTTATGGTAAAGACTTAACGAATAAACAGATGGCACGCTATGACAGTCTTCTTAAGAAAACAGGAATACAGTTTATTGAGGCTACTGAGCCTAGGCCTTCAGAACCTATAGAAGCGGGCGATCCCTTATTAGAAGATGGAGCGTTTGAAGGCAGAGGGCTTCTCCCAAAAGTTGAGGCCAAAAAGAATAAATCAAAATAACTTAATACACACCACCAACAACAAACATGGCTATAGATCCTACTTTATACTTCCCTCCGCTCAAAGAAAACTTTGCAGGGACAGCAGCTCGATCAGCAGATAAACCTTTTCAGCAAAAAGACCCAGACGTTTTTTCAATGGGAGATACGGCTATAGCTCCCCTTCGAGGTATTGAAGGAGGTTTTAAGAGTTTCTATGATTTCGTAGACTTTGCAGTTGGGGATAATTTACCTGACTATGACACAAGACTCTTTGGGACATCTAACACAATGGTTGGTGGGTTTGTTGAAGGTATTGCTCAATTCGCTACAGGTTTTGTTCCGGTAGTAGGGCAACTTGGTAAAGTAGGAAGAATTGCAAATGCTCGTAAGTTCTTAGGACCAAGCGTGGCTAAGAGATTAGCTCAAGGAGGGAGGTTGTCTGCAAAAGAAGCAAAGAAACTAGCTAAGAGCACTAAGCTTCGTAGGTATGGAGACGCACTAGCCGCAGGAGTAGCCTCAGATTTCTTAATGTTCGATGCACAAGAAGCAAGGCTAAGTAACCTTCTGTATCAATATCCTTCACTACAAAACCCAGTCACTGAGTATCTTCAAGCTCCTGGAGATGATGGAGAAATTGAAGGACGATTTAAGAATGTTTTAGAAGGATTATTCTTAGAGGCAGGAGTAATGGCGGTCTTAAAGCCTTTTGCAGCAAGCCTTAAGATGATTAAGAACCGTAACAAGAAGATTGCGGAAGGTAAATCTCCCGAAGACGCGGTAGATGAAGCCATAGCTGAAGCCGACCCAGACATGGCTCAGCAGTTAAATTTTAATTATGGAGACCTAAACGACCCGATCTCAGGAAGCAAGGGACAGCCAGAAGTAAGGCCTGGGGCTCTGGAAGAGACTCCTACAGACTCAAGGCCGTTAGCAGACCCTGAGGATATAGATGGTTACTCAGAAATCAGAGACCTTGAAAGTGTATCTTTAGGTACTGATAACATGTATAAAAACGGTGTTAAATCTATAGAAGAATTAGCAGTAAAATACAATGTAGAATTAAAGCCTGAAGAGAAAGCTGCTATAGAAAAAGTAAAAGATTCTAAGCTATATGAGGGAGTTCCTGTCGGTAAAATTACTGATGCTTATGATAAATTAAAAGTGGGAAAACAGGACAAGATTGATATAAGAGAGAACCTTGATAAGGCCTTTCTTAGTGTTCTTAAGGCGGCTCGAAAAGGAAGGGAAGCAAAAGTAAAACCTAGTATTGAGTTAGTTAATCAAAGAGCAAAAGTTGATGACTATGATATTAAAATAGAGAAGAATGAAGAGGGGCAGTTTGTAGCGAAAGCAACAAAAGATGGAGAGGTTTTCCATGAGAATGTATATAAAGTTAAATCAAAGAAATCAGCACAGCAGGTTTTTGAAACTGAGTTACAAGACTTAACACGAACTAATACAATGACCCAAGTAGGGAACGCTAAGTTCCTTAATGACGCAGCACAGGAGGCAGGCGTCTCTGTCAGCATCAAGGATATTGAAGGAAACCGGACTTCCCCTGATCATGTTGAAGTTTCATTCTTTGGAGAAGGAGACAAACAATTAAGCTTTAAACAACTCCCAGAAGAACTA